ATGAAGCGCCTGATACCGCCAGACGACTGCCCGGAGGAAATTGCCCGCCGTCTCGACGTCATTCAGCAGCACCGGGCGCTCAACGCGATCCTCGGGGTTAACCCTGACGCCATGTCTCAGGCGGAACAGCATCAGCAGCAGCGTCGACGCGGGGAGCCGATCGGCCCCCTGCACGGCGTGCCGTTGATCGTCAAAGATAATATTGCCTGCGCACCGATGCCTATTACTCTTGGCTGCCGGGCGCTGGCCTCACTTAACGCGACGTCGGATGCGCTTGTTATACAGCGGTTGCGCAGGGCAGGAGCGATTATCCTCGCCAGAGCGAATATGTCCGAGTTTGCTTTTGACGTGCGCTCGCGAAGCTCGCTGGGGGGCGATGTGGCAAACCCGCTTCGCCCGTCACTCACCGCCGGAGGTTCCAGCGGAGGATGCGCCGCGGCGGTGGCGGCGGGGATGGCGGATGGCGCATTGGGTACCGATACCGGCGGCTCTATCCGCATTCCCTGTAGCTATACCGGGCTGGTGGGGCTACGGCCTGCTTTTCGCCGTTCACAGCTGGATGGCGTGGCGCCGCTCTCGCCCAGCAAAGATACCGTTGGGCCAATGGTACATAGCGTTGAAGATGCCGCCTTGCTGCATGCGGTGATCCATGGTTTGCCACCGGTTGCGCTTCCTGTGCGTTCGCTGAAAGGCGTTCGCTTTGGTGTGGTAACCGCGTTACAGGGAGAAGATGAGGTACAGCTGGAGGTCTGGCAGTCGGCGCTGCACTCGTTGCGTCGTGCCGGAGCAACGCTGGTGGAGGTATCATTACCTTTGCTGGACGACGTAAGTCAGGCGACATGCCTGAGCCTGTATGAATTTCGCGTGGCGATTGACGACTGGCTTAGCAAACAGCCTGGCGCTCCCTCCGGACTGACAAGCATTGTGGACTCCGGCGCTTACCTGCCAGAGTTTGCGCCGTTTCTACGTCAGATGCTGGCGAGTAGCACGCTGAAAACTCCGCTCTGGCTGGCGGGGCGTCGCTTTCAGCGCCTGTTGCGGCAGAACCTTTGCCAGGTGGCGGAGGTGCAGCGCATCGACGGATTTGTGTATCCCACCGTACAACGATTACCAGAAAGTATGGCGAAGATGCCGCCAGGCTGCGCGCCGGAACTGGCCGCCATCAGCGGCCTGCCAGCTATAACGTTGCCGTGCGGCGTAAGCCGTATCGGTCTGCCGGTGGGGATGGAGATGTTATCGGTGCGGGAGAATGAGACGGCGCTGATGGTGCTGGCGCTGGCGTGTGAGGGGGCGCTGGGCTAGAAGGGACAGATATAAAAAGCCCGCAGAGCTTGCGCCGTGCGGGCTTTCAGCACTTCATCGGATGACTCTGGTAATCACCGATGGAGGATTATTGGGCTGGTGGAGTCTGAATAAATTCATTAATAGGCTGTTTTTTTTTGATAATTTATAAATTCTACTTTCACGGGTATGCCAATGGCGATTTGTTGCAGTGTTTCCTGTGGTTAAGCAAACCTGTTTTTTGAATGGATCACATCAAGAAAAAGCTTTTTTGGATTTAACTGTTCACCCTTAACTTATATTTAGAAAGAAAAAGACCGGCTGTTGCCGGTCTGAGGTCGGTTAAGCCGTTACGGGTTTGTCTTCCTGTAGCTACTTCTAAGAAAGGGCAAGTCTGCGCACAGTCATCAGGAAATCGAATGGGGTTGAATCCCACAACTCAGGTGAGAAATCAAATCCATACCGGCTTTTGAATTGCTCATCCAGCCTGTCTTCGTAAAGCTTAAGAAAACAATCGACCTCTTCGGCTAACTCTTTTAACATCCAATCTGGGGCTGTTTTTTTATAGCGTTCAATAGTGCCCTCAATAGTATCCTCTCCCTCATTTATGAGGTCATGATCCTGATTGAAATAACCCTGAATCAGCTGATCAATATGATAGAAATTTTGCATAATCCATTTGTCCTATGGGGTCGGGAATGCTGTAAGGATATAGCGACAGAGCTGGTCATCCTTGTACTCGGAGTTTGGTTCAAAAGGCATTGAGTAGTTGCCTATTGCAGAACATCTTTTGCCGATGAACAAGAGGCGTGGCAAGCGGCATATGGGCACTGGATGCAAAAATGTAAAACTGGGGTTACTGAAGTTAGCGCTGGCCAAAGTTTTGCCGAGTGGACGTAATGTGGACATGGGCAAAAAAAGGGGTTACGTTTTCACGTAACCCCTTGTTTTATTTGGTGGAGCTGGCGGGAGTTGAACCCGCGTCCGAAATTTCTACATACCATTTTTACATCAGCAAAAACATACATTTACGTTTTAAATCATTACCTTATTGTTTTTTGTGTTCGTCGGGTTTTATGTGATTTTAAGTCTATGCCGCCAAAGTGCCGCCATAATTTAGCGGTTCCAGTTGAGATTGTGAAGGGGGTTTTTCGTCACTGCATCTTCCAGGTGATCGGGCGCAAAGTGGGCGTAAACCATCGTCATTTTAATGTCTGCATGGCCCAGAATATCGCGGAGGACCAGTATGTTTCCGCCGTTCATCATAAAATGGCTGGCGAAGGTGTGGCGCAGCACATGAGTACATTGGCCCTCTGGCAAATCGATACCAGCCCGCTTAACAGCACGCTCAAAGGCTTTTCTACACGGTGTGAATAACTTCCCCCGGTTCTTGGGGAGTTCGTCATACAGATCCTGTGAAATCGGGACGGTTCTATTTTTCTTGCCTTTGGTTTTGGTGTAGGTGATGCGGTATTTTGATAATTGATGGCCCTGCAGGTTTTCGGCTTCACTCCAGCGCGCACCGGTAGCCAAACATATTTTTGCAATCATCAGCAAGCTGGGGCTTTGAGAATCGGCGCAGGCATCCAGCAGGCGTTTAATTTCCTCCGGTGCCAGGAACGCCAGTTCACCCTCTGCGATCTTGAATGTTGGTAGCCCGGCGAGTGGGTTGGGTGCTGACCAGTGGCCCAGCTTTTTCAGCGTGCCAAAAACTGATGATAGGTTGCGTTGTTCCAGGTTTACCGTGCGGGGCTTAACAGGCGACATAAGCACGCCATCTTCATTTTTGACCTCACCCTTTAGGCGCGCTTCACGGTATTTTGTAAAGTCTCCGGCAGTTAGCTCCGAGGCAATGGGATCGCCCAGGCCATTACAAATAATGCTAAGTTTTGCCATCAGTCGCTTGGGGTCGGCAAGGGTCTGTCCATATAGCGAATGCCACTGCTCGATTACTTCTGACAATTGCCGCCGGTCATCCTTTTCACCTAACCATGGCTTTTTGTTCACTTCATCCATTGTGAAGTTTTCAAACGCTATAGCCTCGCCTTTCGTCGCAAACTGCTTACGGACGCGCTTACCGTCACGCCCGCTTGGGTAGCACTCGCACAACCATTTCCCGTTTGGCTGTTTTCTGATGGTCATATCAAAGGCTCTTAATTATTTTTAAGGCATGGCCTACTATCTCGATATCATCCAGGCTGCACTCAAAAGATGATTCATCCTGATGCACAACTAACCTGTTTCCTGGCAGGCGAGTTAACTTCACAATGCTTTTTATTCCGTCAATATCAACCAGCCATACTCCGTTAACTGGTGGTGTTTGGCTGCGATCGACCAAATATGAGTCACCACTGGTATTAACCAAAAGTAGGTTACTGGAGCTGGGAGGTAGCAGGCTGCTGTCAATGATTGCTTTGCCTTCCTCAACTAACGAGCCATTAGTAAGAGCCGCTTTGTCAATTTCAGGAGAAACAAGGTCCGAAAGATGTTTAACTTTGCCGGAGTTCACGAAATTGATATCTTTTTTTGTGTCAACATTTGAGCCTGGATCGCCTTGCCCGGTGGTTAGCCAGAGCAAAGATACCCCTGTTTCAAGAGCGCACTGAATTACCCATTCCGCAGGAAAGCTGTCTCTTAAGTATCTGTTTGCCATGGTGCTTTTAGACGCACCAAGATGATCGCATAGTTGCTGTCTTGACTTGAAATCGTAGGCAGCCATTAGCCTATGGATAGCTTCTCTTCCCCCAGTATTCTCGCCCGCCTTTACCTGTATCATTATTTAATCCTGTTGACGTATCAAATATTGGATCGTAGTATCTCTGTGTATCAACTTTTGAATCATATAAAACAAGATAAAACGACGTAAACCAAACCTTAACCGAGAGATACTGCACTATGAGCACTGATATTTCAATTCGTGTACCAAAAGTTATAGCGACTCCTGCTGAGTTCGCTGAATGGGAGGGGTACTCCCGTGGCTCGGTTTATCAGATGATTCATAACGGTAAACTGGCCAACTACATTGAAAAGAAAGAAAAAAACAAAGGGCGCGTATTCATTCTTTACCTCAAATACAAAAAGGACCAAGCGAGCAAAAACATGGACAAGTCTGCATTCAATTACAACGTTGTAGTTGGTTGTTAAGTTCAATTATGTGAACTTTTGAGGTATGAAACATGTTTGATTATAAGATTTCCAAACATCCACATTTCGACGATGCCTGCCGTGCTTTCGCGTTGCGTCACAATATGGCGAAGTTGGCAGAACGCGCAGGAATGAACGTCCAGACGCTGCGTAACAAACTGAATCCGGATCAGCCGCATCAGCTCACAGCACCGGAAATTCATCTGCTTACCGACCTGACTGAGGACCCCGCGCTTGTTGACGGTTTTCTGGCTCAAATCCATTGCCTGCCGTGCGTGCCATTGAATGAAGTGGCAGAAGAGAACCTGCCACATTACGTCATGAGTGCAACTGCGGAGATTGGGCGAGTAGCTGCAGGCGCAGTATCCGGTGATGTAAAAACCAGTGCGGGCCGCCGCAATGTTCTCAACAGCATCAACTCTGTCACGCGCTTGATGGCACTCACCGCAGTTTCATTACATGCGCGTTTGCAGGCGAATCCGGCGATGGCAAGCGCAGTAGATACCGTGACGGGCCTCGGCGCTTCGTTCGGTCTGATCTGAGGTGGTTATGCTGACTAATGAACCATCTTTCGCGTCACTTCTCGTTAAGCAAAGTCCGGCAATGCATTACGGTCACGGCTGGATCATGGGGAAGGATGGCAAGCGCTGGCACCCGTGCCGTTCTCAGGATGAACTGCTGGCTGACCTGTCCACAACCAAACAGGGGAAATCATGGCTATTGAAGGCGCTACGGCGACTGTTCCATTAAGCCCCGGTGAACGCCTGGACGGACTGAACCATATTGCGGAATTGAGGGCTAAAGTGTTTGGTCTGAATATTGAGCCGGAGCTTGAAAGGTTTATTAAAGATATGCGCGACCCACGCGACGTAAATAATAAACAGAATGAGCGAGCACTGGCAGCCATTTTTTATATGGCAAAAATTCCGGCAGAACGTCACGGCGTCAATATTAGTGATCTGACTACTGACGAAAAGCGGGAACTGGTGAAAGCAATGAATCATTTTCGTGCAGTGGTGAGCTTATTTCCCAAACGGCTAACCATGCCGAATTAATCCACAACAGAAATTAATGGCGTAAATCCGCCGGGCTTCTTATTGCCCAAATTCAGGAGAAACAACGATGCGAAATATTGAAACCCGTACCACTAAAACCGGACCAGATGATGCTGGACTCAACCTGCTGCTGACTGAGGCACGCAAAGAAGAACGCCGTGGACGCGCAGATGTGATGGCTGCGCGTCTGGATTCCTTAGCTGCTCGTATCGTGTCACGTCAGCTTAACCACACGGAAGCGGCTGAGCTACTGCGTCAGGAAGCTGTGAAGATTCAGAACGAAGCGCAGGAGATCCACTGATGGCTGATTCAATGGACCTCGTACAGCAGCGCGTTGAAGAAGAACGCCAGCGCCACATCCACACCGCCCGCAATAAAGCGCCGGGCGTTTCCCGTGTTCTCTGCATTGATTGCGATGCGCCGATCCCGCCAGCTCGCCGCCGCGCCATTCCGGGCGTGCAATGCTGCGTCACCTGTCAGGAAATCGCAGAGCTGAAAGGCAAACACTACAACGGAGGTGCGGTATGAGCACTATCCTGAAATGGGCGGGAAATAAAACCGCCATCATGCCGGAACTGATTAAGCACCTTCCTGCTGGTCCGCGACTGGTTGAACCTTTCGCGGGTTCATGCGCTGTAATGATGGCGACAGACTATCCTCATTATCTTGTCGCGGATATTAACCCAGACCTGATAAATCTTTTTAAGCATATTGCATTTGACTGCGAGAAATTTATTTCAAATGCTAAAGGATTCTTTTCAGGCACAAATAGCTCTGAGTCTTATTACAACATCCGTCAGGATTTTAATCATTCGGCTGAAACCACCGATTTTTGGAAAGCTGTATTTTTCCTTTATCTTAATCGCCATGGTTATCGTGGATTGTGCCGCTATAATTTGAGCGGTCATTTTAATGTCCCTTACGGTAATTATAAAAATCCGTATTTTCCTGAAAGTGAAATACGCGCTTTTGCAGAAAAAGCTCAACGCGCAACGTTTATCTGTGCCAGCTATGATGAAACACTGGCGCTGCTGCAGGCTGGTGATGTTGTTTATTGTGATCCGCCATACGATGGCACATTTAGCGGTTATCACACTGCCGGTTTTACAGAAGACGATCAGTATCATCTGGCGTCTATTCTTGAGCGCCGGTCATCAGAAGGTCATCCGGTTATCGTGTCCAACAGCGACACGTCCCTGACACGTTCGCTTTATCGTAATTTTACCCGCCATCGCATCACTGCAAAGCGCAGCATGGGTGTGGCTGCCGGTGAGAGTAAATCTGCAGCCGAAATCATCGCCACAAAATCAGCAGGCTGGTTTGGTGTCGATTTGGCGTCCGGTCCAGATATCTCGGTGGAAACTGAGGTGCGGGCGTGGCAGTGAGTAAATTCACATTACATAATGCACCAACCACCGGCGGCTCGAATGAGGCCGCCGTGGCCTTTTCATGGAGTAACCCTAAAAAAGCGGTTAACCCATATCTGCACCCGGCGGAAGTTGCGCCGGAGTCTGCGCTTTCAAACCTGATCGCTCTTTACGCTGCGGATAACGAGCAGGAGCAGCTGCGCCGTGAGGCGCTGAGCGATGAGGTCTGGGAACGCTATTTCTTCAATGAATCCCGTGATCCTGTCCAGCGCGAAATGGAGCAGGACCAGCTGATTAGTCGTGCCAAAATGGCGCGCGAGCAGCAGCGTTTTAATCCCGATTTGGTCATTCTGGCTGACGTTAACGCCATGCCGTCCCATATCAGCAAGCCTCTACTGGAGCGGATTAAATATTTCCATAGTCTGGGCAGAGAAAAAGCCTATTCCCGCTACCTGCGCGAAACAATCAGGCCGTGTCTTGAGCGGCTGGAGCGCGTGCGTGACAGTCAGGTGTCTGCCTCTTTCCGGTTCATGGCGAGCCATGACGGGCTGGAGGGGTTGCTGGTACTGCCTGAAATGAATCAGGATCAGGTTAAGCGCCTTTCCACACTGGTTGCGGCACATATGAGCATGTGTCTTGATGCGGCCTGCGGTGATCTGTTTGTCAGCGATGATGTTAAACCAGAAGAAATCCGCCAGGCATGGGAAAGGGTTGCCGCAGAGGCGATGCGCCTTGAGGTCATCCCGCCTGCCTTTGAGCAGTTACGCCGCAAAAAGCGCCGCCGTAAGCCGGTGCCCTATGAACTGATCCCACCGTCGCTGGCGCGTATGCTGTGCGCGGACTGGTGGTATCGCAAATTGTGGCAGATGCGCTGCGAGTGGCGGGAGGAACAACTGCGCGCCGTCTGCCTGGTAAACAAAAAAGCATCACCGTATGTCAGCTACGAAGCCGTGATCCACAAGCGCGAGCAGCGCCGCAAATCGCTGGAGTTCTTCCGCTCGCATGAGCTGGTCAACGAGGACGGCGACACGCTGGACATGGAAGACGTGGTGAACGCCAGCAACAGCAACCCGGCACACCGCCGTAATGAAATGATGGCCTGTGTTAAGGGGCTGGAGCTGATCGCGGAAATGCGCGGAGACTGCGCGGTGTTTTATACCATCACCTGCCCGTCACGCTTCCACGCAACCCTCAACAACGGCAGACCTAATCCGAAGTGGACCAGTGCCACTGTCCGGCAGAGCAGTGACTATCTGGTTGATACGTTCGCCGCTTTCCGTAAGGCAATGCACAAGGCCGGGCTACGCTGGTATGGCGTCCGGGTGGCAGAGCCGCACCATGACGGCACCGTGCACTGGCACCTGCTGTGCTTCATGCGCAAAAAAGACCGCCGCTCCATCACCGCGCTGCTGCGTAAGTTTGCCATCCGTGAAGACCGCGAGGAGCTGGGAACCAATACAGGGCCGCGCTTCAAGTCCGAGCTTATCAACCCGCGCAAGGGCACGCCGACCAGCTATATCGCTAAATACATCAGCAAAAACATCGACGGGCGCGGGCTGGCTAAAGAAATCAGCAAAGAAACCGGCAGATCACTACGTGACAGCGCCGAGCATGTCAGCGCCTGGGCGTCACTGCACCGTGTCCAGCAATTTCGTTTCTTTGGTATTCCGGGGCGTCAGGCATACCGCGAGCTGCGCTTGCTGGCTGGTCAGGCGGCGAGAGTGCAGGGCGAACGCAAAGCAGGTGCGCCGGTACTGGATAATCCGCGTCTGGATGCAGTACTGGCGGCTGCAGATGCGGGTTGCTTTGCCACCTACATCATGAAACAGGGCGGTGTACTGGTTCCCCGCAAACATCACCTTGTCCGCACGGCTTATGAGCTTAACGACGAACCGAGCACCTACGGCGATCACGGTATCCGTATCTATGGCATCTGGTCCCCGATTGTAGAGGGCAAGATTTGCACGCACGCGATGAAGTGGAAAAAGGTTCGTAAGGCCGTTGACGTTCAGGAGGCGGCAGCCGACCAGGGCGCTTGCGCCCCTTGGACTCGTGGCAATAACTGTCCCCCTGTTGAAAATCTGAACAAATCAGGGGGTGATTTACCCGATATTAAAACCATGGATGAGAAGGAGCTGCAGGAATATCTCCACAACATGGGCCAGAAGGAACGGCGGGAGCTGACAGCCAGGTTAAGGCTGGTAAAACCGAAGCGGAAAAAAGCATACAAACAGAATATTTCGGATCAGCAGCGCCTGCAGCTTGAGAAAGAGCTGAGTTCCAGAGGGTTCGATGGTAGCGAGTCAGAGATTGACCTGCTTCTGCGCGGAGGCAGTATTCCGTCAGGTGCCGGGCTGCGTATTTTTTACCGCAACCACCGCCTGCAGGAAGATGACAAATGGCGTCAGTGGTACTGATGCCGCAGCTTTAACAATTCTTGCTCTTATTGATCCGCATCAGAGCGAGCTAATTGACAGATAAAAAACGGTTTACATTCGCAAATTCCTACTATACTGTAATTATAAACAGTGGATATATATACAGTTATTGTGTATCTGAGGTAGTGATAGGAGGGAAAATGCAGGATTATCTTTTGGAGTCGTTGAAGCTCCAGCGCATTGATTTTTTTATCAAGCTTGTAGCGGCTAGTGAGTGCAGCGACGAAGAAAAGAGGCTGGCTATCCAGTGGGTGTCCGAACTGACAGACGAGCTGATGGCGAAAATCCGCAGCCATGAATACTGCCGGTCGATGGACGTAACCAGTTAAGGGGAATCTGTATGCGCATTGAAATAATGATCGATAAAGAGCAGAAGATTAGCCAGGCTACACTGGACGCCCTTGAATCTGAGCTTTACCGTAATTTGCGCCCTCTGTATCCCAAAACAGCAATTCGTATCCGTAAGGGTAGTGCCAACGGCGTGGAACTGAGCGGGTTAAAACTGGATGAAGACAAAAAGCGAGTAATGGAAATAATGCAGCAGGTCTGGGAAGACGATAGCTGGCTGCATTAAGAAACATTGCAGGCGTCAGAACTTGATTCTGACGCCTGCGAGGTTGAACAACGAGTAAGGCGAGGCGTTAGGTGAAGTAACTCCTTATAAGCCATCTATGATTGAAGGGTGACTTTTTTTAACGTATCAAAAACGATTTTCGTAAACTCATTTTCATTTCTAACATCAATATAAGCAAGGCCGCTATTGGTGATCTTGAGCTTACCGGAATACTCTAATGAATTAACTGAGCAAACAAGCCTGTCAATTCTTATTTTTTTACCTTCTAATTCTTCTTTATAATATTTCCTAAGATCACTGCTGCCAATTATTTGCATTTTAGCTGTGGCGTAATCAGAGACTCTAACCCTTGAAATATCAAGTTGTGTTAAATTGATATTTACACTTGAAGATATTTCATTAAGCCAGTCAATAGGGTTTATGTCAATTTCTTCCAAACTAACACCTAAGCCAAGATTTTTCACCAAAGCCTGCGAAAAAGGCTTTAAAGTTCTGGGAGGGTTAGTAATCTGCATTACAGGAAGAGAGTCTAAAGCCACGCTAAAATTTGTGGTGCGATATTCGATTCTTTCAACGGTAGTTTCGCTTCCGTCAAAGCTTGATATTTTGTCATGATAAACAATACGCTCGACAAAACGCCCATGTGCAAAATCATGGCGTATTTTATCAAAAATGAACCCTTTCCCTTTATCCTCTGTAAAAGAATCAAGAGAAAGACGTCTAACGGCTGATTCAAACTCAAGCCGTATGTTTAACTTAAGCCATTTAACCTTTTTCATCTTCGTTCACCTCTGATCCTATTATTATATTATAGGCATTTTCAGCGGCGGACTCAATTAATTCACTAATATGTTTTTTTTCTTGTGCCGTTGCCGCGCGAATGGTTACATTGAAACCGTCTTCTTTTTGATTGTTTATCCCTTTAATTTGATAGGCAAAGTCACAGCATTTTTCTGAGTCTTTGAAAAATGCTTCGACGTTGATTCTGTCTCCAATTCCACTTGTCGGCTTTGAAGACCATGCAATACGCCCGATATAATAACCTTTCTCATGTAGTTGAGAAAATATAGCTGAACTATTTACCCCTTCACCATTAAGGACGGCTTTCTTAACAAATCCGGTATCAATAGTTTCTTCCTTGTCTTCATCCTCACTAGCATCAGTACTGCGATTTAATTCGACTTTTGTTACGTCATCAGTCTCATAACCACGTAGGCCATTCATTAATTCCTGAAAAAACTGACTTCGCAATGTAGGATCAGTTATTGCTAGTAATGATATTTCGAAACGCTCGATAGGTTCGGACTTGATTTTAGATAGCTCGTTTTGCAAGCTCTCAATAACTTTTTTTGCCTCGGGGTTTTGAGGCATACGTACTTCAACTTTGTCAGCTCCAGGGCGAAGTTCTATTATAACATTCCGCTTGTCGATCTGACGTAATGCAGTTTTAGACAGGTCTATTTCTTCATATTTGTATTCTACTGTAAGCGAGCCATCTTTTTTAGCTACAATATTCAGGCTTTGACCTTTACTAGGGGAGCATGTTTTTTTTAGTGCTTCAGCAGCACTTTTTAATTCGGCCTGATTTGTTGAGGTTTGGAAGCTCACACTAGTAGTGCTTTCCCTTGGGTCATATGTTTTGACCAGTTTTTTTATGTGTTCTAATTCATTAAATCCGTGAGGAAGTTTGGATATTTCCTCAATTAGTATTTCCTTGTCGAGTTCTGGTGATAAAAACACACCTCGATTCAACAATAATTCATGCAACTTTGCAGCGGTTATCCTTTTATGATGTAATGCATCATAAATATTTTTATCAGTTGCGAAATATAGTTTTTTAGCCATTATCGCTGCTCCATGCCGATTTGTTCAAGATTATATTCAACAACAATTTTGTCTGTCTTGTCGAAGTCAATTTTAAGAAAAAGTCTTTCATCCTCGCCTAAGAGCCAGTCTGTGCTGTATTTCTTTTTCGCTCTTTCAAAATGATGAATGGCATTTTCATTTGGGTGAATGTGGCAATGGCGTAATACGATTGGTTTACCTTCGGTTAATATCTGATAAGTTGATAACATATCAAAGAAGTAAACGAATTCGTCCACTGAATCCCCCGGTTGATTGTAATAAACAACATATCCCTCAGGGTTTTTATCTCTGAGCCAACTGAAAGTCTCATGCTTTATTATAATGTATGGTGATGTTAATAATTCAATTGTTGCAGGTGTTGTCTGATTAATAGGGTGCTTTATTCTTGTTAGGGAAAGATCTGGATAATAATATGTGAATTTATCAGGTTGAGGAAGTTTGCCTGAACCAATTAATTTAGTTATGTCAGAAGATATGTTTATCAAATCTGATATTTTATAAGGGTCAAGCAAATGTAGTTTGATGTTTGGAGGGCAATTTATAGATGAGTGATCTAATTTTTTTGTGATATTCTCATAGAAGTCTTTATCATATAAATTATCATGGTTATATAAGAATAATAACCCTCTTACGTTATAACCTAAAGAATCATCATGAACATATTTCAATCGCCATTCTTCACTCACATTTGCACACTCGGTAGCTAAAGCAAGCGATGTTAAAGCTCCCTCGACTATTTTTTTCCCAATAGTACCTTCTGCATAGCTTTTGAGGTCTGTGTTGAGATAGACCATTTCCTCCTCATATGGATCTATGTAGAAAAATACAACATCGCTTGGATGCGTTTTCTTGGAATGAGCCTCTTGGCAACAATCCCAATTCATGTCCGCTCTAGCGGCACGATCCCATTTGAACACTGAGAAAATATCATCAGAAATCTTACCCGCGACTCGTTGTATAGCCGAAGTCTCTCCACCCATTTCAATCTCGCTCCTTTACAATTGCTGTGGCAATCTGCCTGAAAATCCATCTGACTTGATGAGTAATCTAACCATATGGTTCGTATGCGTTTGTTGCATGACTATAGCGCATGAAAATGAATGATCGCAAAAGGATCGTTTTTGCTCAGTCCCGCCAGTTCTGGCGGGCCTTTACTTATGTCATGCAGGTGCATGAAAACCACTACATAAAGAGGGCAGGCGTGGCGGGGCTACGAGCGCGCGGTTTTGGGGTTAATCGCGGTTTTGGGGCCTCAATGTCTGGCGGGCATGGTCATTTTTTGTGGCTGGTCGTGCGCGCCTGCGTCTTGGTGAGGCGCTGCGTTTCGTCGTGAGCTTGCCAGGTGGCGAAAGTGTAGGAGCGCTCAGCGAGGCGCTGAGGCGCTCTGATGGTGGGGCAGGGCGTAAGGGAATAAAAAAACCGCCCGGAGAAGGGCGGTTAATATTAAAGGTTGGTCGGCTGAGCGTCAGTCTTCATCGGTCAGGTAGGGGTCAAAGCGTATCACCTCATCACCCAGCCACTCGTTAACTTCTGTGATACGGCCCTGCAGGGGGGTAAGTTCGTTGCGAACGAAAACGCGCGCCGCTTTTTCCACATCGCCAAACCCGCCGGTATTCGTTGGAATAATCCCCATCAGCTGCGGCGGCACGCGGTGAGCTGCCAGCATGTCATCACGGCTCACATTCTTGATGTTAAGAAACTCATCTTTCGCTGCGACTTCTGACAGCGGGATGATCTGAATGCCGTCTTTCTTGCCGTTCGGGCTGTACATAAACAGGTTGCGGAAGTTGCCTGGCCCTTTCGATTTTTTCAGCGCTTCGCGTATGTTGTCCACGTCTTTCTGATCGGCGGCGGGGTCGCTCATGTACATGATAAAACCAGCATGGCTACCGTTTAGGTAATACTTACGGCGAAACAGCGTGGCCGATTCATTCAGCAGGGCAGAGGGAATGGCGGAGAGGTATTCCGGCATCCCGTAAAGCTCCTGGTTAACGTCGGGTTCCATCAGGTGAAACACGCTTCCCTCATCGAACTGATAGGGCTGTGAGTTGTGGCCATACTGTGCAAACCAGTAGGTGTCCGGGTCAATGCCGCGACGGGTATATTTGGCAAGCGAGGCGCGCAGCTCCATGATCTGCCCTAACCGGTTCATGCGTTTTTCAAGGTAGGCATTACCGAATACCAAAAAGTCCTGGGCGAACCGGGAAAAGGCTTGTTTAGACAGCCAGCGGTGAGGGATGAAGGTACTGGTAAGAATATTGCGTTTTACCTGAATAGCGCTGGAGTGATGCACGGCGGCGCGGTAAGTTCGCGCCAGGCCATCCATGCTGATCGGTGGTTCGTACCAGCGGTCTACCTGAACGCACTCCAGGTAATCAAATAACTCCCGGCGGTCCATCACGGGGATCGGATCGCCAAACGTAAACGCCTCCGCATGTGCATTACTGACCATGTTGGCCGTATCGGTGGCGGTCTGGCCGCGCGGTGCCTTGCTGCGGTTTTTGCGGTTAGCCATTAAAAAATCTCCACGATGTTGCTGGTACTGGCGGAAGCTCCTGCCAGTGGTTCGTTATAAAGTGCGTGCATGGTTGCCCAGGCTAAATCCGCGTGGCTGGCTTCCTCTGTGCGGGCTGCTTCGTAGGTTGGCCGGTTGCCGCTGGCGGTGGTTGAACGTCGAATGGACATAAAGGACTGCGCGATATCCAACATCCCCGCGTCAAACTCCAGACGGCGCCCGCTGATGATGTCGTAGGCTTTAAGCACCAGGGCATTTTTAACGGTCGGGTTGTAGACAAACTCACGCGCGGCAGGGAAGAACTGCTTAACCGTTTTGTAAACGCCATCGCCAACGCCGGTCGAATCAATGCCGATGTAGGTCACGTTGTAGCGTCTGGTGATTTCCTCAATCGCTGAGGCCTGGGCGCGAAAGTCCATCCCTCGCCACTGGTGACGCTCAAGGATACGGAATTTACCGCCGGGGACGACGGGAGGCGCAATGACAACGCAACCGGCGCTGTCACCGTTCTGCGTTCCTTTTGCAGGGTCATAGCCGATCCAGACCGGGTGGTATGCAAACGGCCGCAGTAAAAGCGGTTCGAAATCGTCCCACACATCCCAGCTGTCAACCATGCAGGACTGCAGCAACGCCAGCGGGAACACGGACGCCAGGTCGTCAACAAACTGACACATCAGCAGGTTGTTGTATTCGTCCGG